GTTGTTCCGGATTTAGTAACTGAAACTGTTACTGTATCTCTCCAAATACCGTTAGTTAGAGATTCTCTAATATAAACATGTGTTGTTCCTGTTTGAGCAACTGCAGTTGATGTAATTGTTAATGTAGTAGGACCAGAACGATAACGAGTCCATGCTTGGAAATCTGCTACGACAGGTTTTGCACCCGCACCTGCTTTGTAGTTATAGTTAACAAATACAGTTTTCAAAGCAATATTCAAACCACCACCTTTTGGATCTAGTGCACCAATTGCTGCAACTGTACTAGTTGACAATATAGGAGTAGTTGAAGTCCAAGTTTCGGTAGTAGAACTATAAGATTTAAAGTCCCAGTTTGCGCCTTTACCTGGAGTAGTTGTTTTAACCCAAATACTGCCTGTAGGAGCGTTTAGCCCGCCGCCGTCGTTGGTGAAATCTGGGTATTGATAGTGCGGGCTCATTGCTACACGCTTGCTGCCATCAAATGTATCTTGTACAACTACCCATCCACTGCCCGAAGAATAATAGAATAATTGATTTTCGTTAGCAGAAGTAGCTACCACTGCATAACTTCCGATAGAACCGAAAGAGTTAACAGGCTGACCGCCTGAGCAAATGGAAGCAGTCATGTAGGTGTCAGCATTGCTATCATCGATTACCAATGGAGTTACTACTGTAAATTCTCCAGTAGTTGCGTTCCATTCGTTGATACCATATAGAGTATCGCTGGTGTCTAACCAATATGTTCCGCAAACTGGCGCACCTGTTGGGATATTTGCTTGAGGTTTTAGGCTACCTAGGTCAATATCAGCACGAACAACATATGCTTGGCTGCTAGCACCTAGCAAACTATAAGCTGCTTGTAAGCCGTATTCGTTAATTTCGCCGCCGTTAACTGGGTTGCCTTCGGCATCAGTTTCGAAGTATGGAACTCCAAATGTGTCAGTTAGATCACGTTGACTAGTGATAACCCAAACGCATCCTGCTTTGTCTGCCATTGTTCCTGCTGCAATTCCTGTACCGCTAGCATTGGTTTTATTTTCTGCTGTTGCTACGAAAATCATAGGAACAGTGCCAGGAGCTGCCGGTGTATAGAAACTTTGATCTATAACTGATACGCTTACGCCTGGTGATTGTAGTGATTGTGCCATCTTCAAAACTCCTTAATGGATTACTTTGTTTTATTTAGCAGAACATTGGGAAAACTACCCGTTGAATTAAATACAAAAGGGTAGGAAAAAGGGCACATATGAGAAAACTTTGTAAAGAATGTCGAGAACGACCAGTAGCTGTCAACTACTACAAAGACGGCAAGACATTCTATAGATCAAAATGCGACCACTGTGCTAGAGGTGCAAAAGAAACAAGGCCGCTATGGGCCTTGCATGGATATAAGAAAAAATCAACCTGCGAAAAATGCAACTACACTTCTAAGCATCCTGAACAGTTTAATGTGTTTTATGTAGACGGCGATCTACAGAATCACCGTTATACAAATTTAAAAACCATCTGTGCTAACTGCCAACGCATACTACAGAAAGAAGGCGTTAAATGGCGTCAGGGAGATTTGAGGGCAGATTTTTAGGCTAGATCTAGAGCTACCTTTACAGGCAGTGTTAGTTCTCGAGTGGGCAGTAGTTGCTCTAGCTGATTGTATAGATCATCAATAGTAGAATCGTTTAGGACAACATGATCGATTTTACCACCGACCCAGCTAGTTTCGCTGGCATGTATCTTTAACTTTTCTAACTTGGCTACACTTAAGGCCCAAGATGCATTATTTTCCGGCCCGCGATTAACGCTGGCTGCGGCTTCAAACCAAATTGGATCTTCTCCTCGTTTGATACGAATAACCTGTCCGCCTGCATTGTGAATGGCCTTAATCTCGTTTGGAAATCTAACATCACTGATAACAATATTGTCAGTGGTTTTACGCATCTTATTTTCCACAGATGCAATCCAAATATCGTCATGGAATCCATTGCGACAGACTTCTGTACCCCAATATTGCAGAACCCATCTTGGAGTGAGATGTGGCATGTTTAATCTCTTGGCCCACCACGGATCTACTTGTTCTCGCCACTCACGGGCTTCTTTGGTACGACCTTCTAGTAGGACTCGATCCCAACCAAATACATTGGCTACAGCATCTTTGAGTGTGTTGGCAAAACTGTCTCGTCTAAAACCATGTGAATTAACTAAAAAATCTGCGGCAGTGTCTTTACCGGCGCCAATTAGTCCTACAAATCCTACGATCATATATATCTCCAGCGATATATAAGTTTATAACACTTTTATTACAAGAGTCAACAGGTATTTTAACCAGTTTAACCTATGACGAAAGTAAGCGGAGAACCGCCATCTTTGTAGTTGATTAGATCCTGTTCTAGGATTTCAATTTCAGCCTTGCCTTCGGCTTTGAGTGCAGCACCATTCAATTGTGTACCACCTTGGGGGCTAGCAATGGTGGCAAATTTCTCACGAGCCTCGCCTAGCATGATCTTACATGTTGCTAGGGCATAGTCTTTTAACCATTGACCTGCTTGTGGATCTTGTAGTAGATTAAAATCGGGACGATGATTATACATCCAAACTAGTAATTCTTCTTCAGCCTGCGGACGTTGCATCACTGTTAGTAATTTAGTGGTGTTGTTAAATGTAAAATTAACATCGCTACCAAACATTTTACCTACTTGTTTCTGATATCCCGCGAAAGCGTAATATGTAGCCAATCCGCCCATATTGGTGCTAGCTAGCAAATAGGTATTAGAGTAGGCTAGGTTAAAGGGTTCAAATAATGAGCCACCTTGGCCACCGCCACTTCGTGATCCAATGCTGCGACGGAATAATTGTCTAACGCTCATTACTTCCTTGGGCATGTAATATTCGTTAGTGTCTACATCTAGTGTAATGAATCCGAAACTTTCCTCAACTGAATTACTACTGCGCTGACGAAATTTATTTAAAGCACGATCAATGGCAGTGGTGTAATGAATAGGGTCTAATTCTATGTCCACCATGCCGGCGCCTAACATGGCTTGAATATAATCTATTAGAACTTGGTATTGATTAGCTTGGGGGTCTTTAAGTAGTGGATCCATACAAATATTTAGCCATATAAATACAACTATGCCAAGACTCTCTCTTTACAAACCAGAAAAAGGCCCCGACTTTAGATTCATTGATCGTGTAGTCAATGAACAATTCCAAGTCGGCGGGACTGATGTTTTTATACACCGATATCTAGGTCCTGTTGCTTCAACTGGCACCAACATCACTCCTACAACACCAGCAAACACAGCTACAAACGCCATTGCTGAATTAGGAATACAAGATGTTCTGTTTATGGAGAACAGAGATCGCAACTATGACCCCGATGTTTATGTTATTCGTGGCATTTATCAGATGCAGGATTTTGACTTTAATTTAAGTCAGTTTGGTATGTTCCTACAGAACGACACTATCATGTTGCATTTCCACTTACGATCTATTGTAGATTGTTTGACTAGAAAAATCATGGCCGGCGATGTTATAGAATTGCCACACTTAAAAGACGAATATGCCATGGATGACAATTATGTTGCACTTCGTCGCTTTTATGTAGTACAGGATGTTAGCCGTCCTACCAACGGATTCAGTCAGACTTGGTATCCACATTTGTTAAAAGCCAAATGCACACCGCTAGTAGATAGTCAAGAGTTCAGTCAAATACTTGACAAAGATAGTGGCAACGGCGATGGTAGTACTCTACGTGATTTGTTAAGCACCTACAATCAGACTATTGCAATCAGTGATCAAATTGTAGAACAGGCAAATCTAGATGCACCATTGAGCGGCTACGATACTTATAGTTATTTTATTTTACCTACAAAGACTTCGGGGCTAGTAGATACACTAGATACTTCAAATGTCATTGACGACATTACTATGGACAGTATTGATTGTAGCATTATACTACAGACCCCTACTAACAATTTGTATGTGGCCTACGGTTCGGGCACAGATGCACCGCCGAACAGCATACCATTTAACATGGGCAATAGTTTCCCCAATGATCCTGCAGAAGGATTATTTTACCTGCGAACAGATTATATGCCACATGCACTGTATAGATATAACGGTAAAAATTGGAAGTTATATCAGAAAGGTGTACGCATGACCATGAATCAGTTTGGTTCAGAGGATGTTGCCAGTGGGCCATTTGCCGGACAACAGATTAGACAGAATCAAATATCTACATTCGTTAACAATAACAATACTGCTACCATTAATGGATCAGTTGTTCAAGAGCGTCAAGCATTGAGCAAGGCGTTGAAACCACGGGCGGATAATTAAAATGCATATCTACAAATTTACGCATTTAGAAACCGGTCGTTGCTACATTGGACAAACAATACAAGATCCAAATCAAAGAAGATTGGAACATATTTGCGATAGCAAGCATACTCCTCGAACCTATCACTTCCATAACGCTCTAAAGAAGTACGGAGAAGATGCATTCAGTTTTGAAGTTATTGCAGAAGCATCATCTTTAGATGAATTAAATATTTTAGAAGAGAAATATATTAAAGAATTTGATAGTATTGCTAATGGATTTAATATTAGAAATGGTGGCGGAAATAAGACCCATCATCCCGATAGCATTAAACGAATGAGCGATGCACAAAAGGCTGCAAGAGTACATCGAAAAATCAACGGAACCGATAAAGGATGGAAAAGAAAAGACGGCGGTGCTATGTCCGGAAAAACGCATTCAGCAGAAACTAAATTAAAAATGAGTATCGCAGCGAAAGCTAGAAAAACTGCTAACAGAGAAATAATACAATGAGTTCCTTTTTTTACGACGGTCAAGTACGCAGATACCTGACACAATTTATGAGGGCAATGAATAATTTTGCCTACCAAGACGGCAACGGTGGCCTACATCAGGTGCCGGTTATGTACGGGGATCCTAATCGCCAAGCTTCTAGTCTGTTGAAAAAGAACAGTGAAAATACTATTCCGTCAGCACCTTTTATTGCCTGCTATATTAAGGCACTGGACTATGATCAGAGCCGACTACAAGATCCTACTTATGTGGGCAAGGTACAGATTCGTGAGCGAGCCTACAATGAAACAACTGGCCAATACGAACACGTACAAGGTTCAGGATATACTGTAGAGCGTATTATGCCTGCTCCTTACAAGTTGACTTTTACAGCAGACATCTGGACCACAAACACTGAACAGAAATTACAAATCTTTGAACAAATTGCCTATCTGTTTAGACCTGCACTAGAATTACAAACCACAGACAATTACATAGATTGGACCAGTTTAACTGTGCTAACACTTACCAACACCCTGTGGACCAGTAGACAAATTCCGCAGGGTACAGAACAGAATATTGATATTCTAACACTGACCTTTGAAACACCTATTTGGATCACACCTCCTGCCAAGGTTAAAAAGATGGGCATTATTACTAAAATCATTGCCAACATCTTTGCAGATACCCCGGGCACTATTGCCAACGATTTTAATGACCCCGATACTGTGTACAGCAACCTAGGAGAAATGGTTGGGCAGGTTGTAGTTACTCCCGGTGATTTTGAATTGCTAGTGCTGGATGGTGTAGGCGGATTATTGACCAACGAAATAGCCTCTGCTGCCAATGACGGCGAATTACCTGGCAATATTGTGTCGTGGTATAAACTAATTGATCTATATCCGGGTCAATTCCGCCCGGGTCTAAGTCAAATACGATTACTTAAAGCTGACGGTAATGAAGTTGTGGCTTATATTACACTCGATACTTACGACGAAAAACGAATGATATTAACCTATGATGCAGATACTATCCCGGCTAATACTATCTTAACCAGTACTTTTAATTCTTCAGGGCGAGGTAATGTAGATGCTATTATTAATCCTGAAACATTCAATCCTAAGTCTCCCATTGCCGGTACTAGGTATCTAATTTTAGAAGACATTCCGCCACTAGCACCTGCATGGCAGAATAGTGATAGCAGTCAATTTGTTGCTGTAGCCAATGACATCATAGAGTGGGACGGTAATTTCTGGAATATCATATTCGATTCTACGGTAGATCAACCTACTACATACATAACTAACTCATATACTAGCATTCAATACAAATGGGATGGTGCTAGTTGGAGTAAGAGTTATGAAGGAATCTATGACAAATTTAGCTGGCGTCTCATCTTATAATGATCAGATAATTTGCAGCGGCGGATTATTTCTTGCAAAAGATACTCATAGATTTTTATTTTTACTACGCACACAGGGCAAGACCGCAGGCACTTGGGGCCTAGTTGGCGGCAAGAAAGAACCTTCGGATGCTACACCCTACGATGCTCTAAATAGAGAAATTGCCGAAGAAGTAGGTAAGACTCCTACAATTAAGAAGACAATTCCCTTGGAGTTGTTTACCAGCAACGACCAAAACTTCCAATACAATACTTATGTACTGGTTGTTGATCGTGAATTTATCCCCACATTAAATGAAGAACACTCAGGATATGCTTGGTGTGGATTTGACATGTGGCCAAAGCCCTTGCACCAAGGTGTTAAGAATAGCTTTAACAACAAGGCTATTCGAGCTAAATTAGAACTATTGCTTGAACTAGTTTAATAACTAGGATACCATTTAGCAGTAAATGCATCGTAGACCATTATCAGCGCCTTGCTGACCACAGCGGTAGAAGCTAGTGCAATATTACCAGTAGCAGCAGTTGTCCATAATCCAGTAGGAATTAGTATAATCTGCCCACCTGTAACAGATACACCTGCCGGTGCTGTGATTGTGGTAATCTGTGTAGTACCCGATACAAACGTTACATAGGCAGTCGGTGCAATTGTAGCAGCACTGGCTATGGTTGTAGCAGTTGATGTAGTAACATGTATACCCGACGACAATATACCAGTCACGGTCATATTTGTGGCAGTGGCTGCACCAGACACAACTAAATTAGTAGCAGTGGCTGTACCGGTAACTGATAAGTTTACAGTACCGATTAGTGCTGCACCTGTAATACTACCTGCAGCACCGGTACCAACAAAGCTACTGGCATAAACAGTACCACCAACACCTAATCCGCCTGCAATAGTAACAGCACCTGTGGTAGTTGATGTTGAACTTGCTGTATTAGCAACAAAAATATTTCCAGCAACACCAATACCACCTTGAACAGTTAATGCACCGGTAGAAGTAGATATACTAGTAGCAGTACCGCTGATTTGCATTGTAGTAACACCACTGATTGTACCACCTGTACCCACAGTAGAAATTGTAGTAGCAGTAACTATGCCGCCAACATATACACCGCCGCTAACTCCAACGCCGCCTGCTACAGTCAATG